CAATGGAGCAATCGTTTGAACCTCCCCCCACACCTGAAGGACTTCCTCCAGAACTTGAGGTCGAACCAGGACTTTTCACAACTCCTTGAATCCATCCAACTGACTGACGTACCACGTTGGACACCGCATTCCACCGATAAAGACAAGTGGATATATGACTCTGGCCGAAGGGACGGTCAGGAATCCTTGATTAACTTTTTAAGAGGCAAAGATGATTGACGAAAACACCAATACTCAGCCGGAAGCTGAAGTTGCGGAAACTCCAACAGATGATTTAGACCAAATCCTTTCGGAGTTCGATACTTCCGTCACCCCAGAACCCGCTGCTGCTGAACCTTCAAAAGCCCGTATGGATATGGTTGAAGAATTCATTCAACAGCAACAGGCAAAAGAAACCAGGGTTGCAATTCAAGATTCGGTAGAAAAATTTAAGGGCTTCGACTCCACGCTTGCCAATGTGGGAAACATGGCAGTCGAGGGATACATCAATTTAATGGCACAACGGGATACCCGTATTGCCGATGCGTTCCACAAACGGGAAGAAAACCCCGATGCGTGGGGCCGAGTGCTGAAGTCGATGGCTGGTGAGTTCAGCAAAGAGTTTAAGGGTCCAGATGCACAAATTACGGAAGACCGTAATGCAATGAGGGCCGCTGTTGAGTCACAACCAGACACCGTTGAAAACGAAGGTCCAACGGTTCGTGATCTCAACCGAATGAGCGATGCAGAGTTTCTTAGATACAAGGAATCTCTTTCGTAACAACTGCTGTGACCCGTAACCGATAACCGAAAGGCATGAGGTAAAGAGGAATCAGTTGAATATTTTTAACTTCAACTAAAAGAGGAAATAGCCAATGGCTGCTCCAATTACCACCACTACCCAAGTTGCGGGTCCGGTTAATGTGGTGTTCCAAGAAACGCTTCTGCGAAATGCGAAGGCTAAATGCCCGTATTTTGTGGGGAGTGTACCCGCAGAAATAAGGGAGCATAGTGGCTCGTTCACCGCTAAATGGCGGCGTATCGAGAACCTGACTCCTGTCACCGCCGCTCTCGCTGAGTTGACGGGCAACCTGGCTATTCCGGTCAGGGATTCCGTGCAGCCTAGTGTGACCGACATCACCAAAGCAGTTTCCAAGTACGGCAACTACATGTTGCTGAACGAGGAAGTTGATGTGGTGAACTTCACTGGTCAGTCTGACAAATTGGTTGAGATTCTTGGCATCAACGCCGGAATGTCACTCAATCGTCTGCAACGTGACGAGATGGAAGACAACGCTACCGCTATTCTGGCGAATGGTGTAGCTGGTGTTGCCAACATCATCACAAAGCTGGCTCGTAACGACATCAAGAATGCTGTCAACGTCCTGAATCGAAACACGGCAACGAAGTTCTTGCCGATGACTGAAGGTTCGGATCGCGTCGGCACTTCACCAATGCGTGATTCGTATTGGGGCATTTGTCACGTTGACGTAGAGGAAGATATCAGAGACATGACCGGCTTTATCGCGGTTGAGTCTTATGCTTCCCAAACCGCTGTATCGCCTGGTGAGTTCGGGGCGGTTGGTGGTGTGCGTTGGATTTCGACTGAGGAATCCTCAATCGATGCAAATGCTGGTGCCGCAATCGGCGCGTCGGGTCTTCGCTCGACGGGTGGTGTCAATATCGATGTGTACAACTCTGTTGTATTCGGTAAAGACGCTGTTGGATCACTTGGCTTTGGCAAGGAACACATCAAGGAAATTTACACCGCTGGTGACAAACTCCCGTCTGTGTTGCTTATCAATAAAGCCAGAGGTTCATCTGGTGTTGCCGATCCTTTGAACGAATTATCAACAATGGGTTGGAAGTCCTGGCACGGTGCCAAGATTCTCAACGGCAATTGGATTCGTAACATCAAAAGTGGTGCAACCGCTCTTTAAGGGCTAACGGGATAGCGGCCCTTCGGGGCCGCTTTTCCAAAAGGGAGATTTTATGAGTTTTGTTTTTCGTACACCGGAGGTTGATTCTTTAGGTGGTCGCAGTCCTTTAGAAAAAATGCGTCGTCACACTTTGTGGGAAATGGCGCGGGAAAAAGGGTTGCTTCCAGCGGAAGAATATCCGACTAAAGAAGAACTGATTCCGCTGATTGAATCTGCGCCAGAACAAGAGCAGCTTATCTCGATAGAAAGAGCGAAGTCGATGAAGACTTTTGCCCTTCGTGCTTACGTTTCAAAGCGTGGTGTTCCCGTTGCTAATACATCCACCCGTGAATATTTATTGGGTGAATACGAGAAAATACTAGAGGCTGCGTAATTGGCTTATACCTTGCTCGATGCTGTCAACCTGTCATTAAAAAGGGTCAGAGTTATTCAGGGGGATGCGGGAGAACTAACGTCCCTCACTGATTCCGCTCGTCAGGCTGATATCGACATCATGGTACAGGCATGGAATGAAATTATTTCGGACCTGTATAACACCGCACGGCAGCTTCCCTCAGACACAAGCGAGGGAACCATCACGCTTGTTGCGGGAACGAGAGAGTATGACAAAGCCAGTGATGTGGATATTGTTTCCTCTAACACGTTTGTCGATCAGACCAATGGACAGTATCTCTATGCTTATCCAGGCGGTTATGAGGCGATGTTTGTTGAACAGACTCAACCCGCCAATTACACGGGTCTACCGATCTATTGGACGATCAATCCGACCCACGCGAAATTCCGTTTGGATCGATCTCCAACCGCAGATGAAGCAGGGAAGGTTTACACCTACCTGTACCGTAAACGTCTTTACATGGACACCGCAGCGGCAACCTTTCCATTTGCCGACAGCGTTGTGAATGATCTGATTCAAGGCGTAAAGGAAGTCTGGAACAGGGAGAGCAAAGAGAAATTCGATATGGCGGCTTATCAGACCAGTATTGCCAGGGCAGCAGTCGCTATCAGCCAAGTCGAATCCAGAGAGAAGTATTAGATGCTCCAGGTTCCACCTCCCGAAGATATTGGGATCATCCTTCAATTTGGGGGTGGTCTTGCAACGGTTAAATCAGAGAACGAGATTAAAGACCGTGAATGTGCCGATGGCGAGAACTACGTTCTTGAGTTGGATAACTCACACTTTCGACCTCGGAAACCTTTCAAGAAGTTAGGCACAGCGACCAACGGCGAGAACATCATGGGCTTTGCCCAACTGGTGACAAAGGCCGATACCATTTCTACACTCATTCAGGCTGGTGATACCGTCTATGAGTGGGATGGTGGGACTACCTTCACCTCAAAGGGTACGGTTAGTTCAGGGGCTAAATTGCGTGGTCCGTTAGAAGCCAACTGGACGATGGACGATAAGGTCATCATCACTGACCTAACCAAGACAGAAGCGATAAAACAGTGGGACGGAACGACGCTTTCAGATGTGTCGTTCTCTGGAGTTTCAGGAACGGTAAAAGCGAAATATTGTTTCGTTGAGAATGAAAGAGCGTGGTTCGGTAACATGACCACAACTTCTGACACACCACAAGTGGTTTGTGCGTCTGAAGTCAGCGATTACACAACCATCACGACAGCGAATAAACCGTCTTCTTCGTTAAGTGAAGCTGATCCATTTTATTTAGTTTCTCCTGATCTACGCCCGATCAATGCGATGGTTCAAGCATTCGGGAAGGTAATCTTTTCAACCCAACGTGGTTCCTTGTTCAACTTCACCGGAACGACTTCAAAAGATTACGCAGTAACGGCTTACTACAACGGTTCAGCCGCATCAGGCGATGAAGCGGTGGTTCACGTTGGTAACGATGTGTACTTCGGTAGAGAAGGTGCGATTGAGTCTCTTGCCGGTATTACGAACATTCAGGAAGCAACGGTTGATGATCTCTCGCGGTTTATCGCAGATGAGGCGCAGACCATCGAGAAGTGGCGAATGGTCTATGACCGCAACATGCAGCGGATCTATTGCTTTCCTGATGCTGAAGACAAAATCTATGTTTTCCAAAAAGCACTTTACGACGATGTAGCAAAACATAGTGCTTACCCGATGACGGAGTTCTTATCTCCGTGGTCTGTTTGGAAAACAACCCACTCGGCAGGATTCCAGCCAACCACAGTGTGGAACATGCTCGATCCCGCCACAAAGACGATGGCGGTTTACTTCGGTGATACGTCGGGAAACATTTATAAGTTTGACTCCGACACCTACAACGGTGACGGGGCAACTGGTCCCGCTGATGCAACCGGCGTTGATATTCGGACAACGCGGGTTTCTAAATCATTTAATGCGCCGCCTGGACGGATGTTTGACGTGTCGGGGTGGATAACTTACCGAAAACCGACTGAAGCAGTGGAGTTAAATCTTCGTTTTGAGCATGGGGGTGTTTCCCTGTTCGATCAGGAAATCAACATTTCTATTCCTCCCGCATCAGCAACACCAACGACTTATGCTGGAGGGTTTTACTATGCCGGAACCAGTTATTACGGAACCAGTTTTGAAGGAAGACTCACCCGCCAAAACTACACGGCAGCGGGTCGCTCGTCGCAAGTCCAACTCCGAGTCACCTCAATCGGCAAGCAAGACTTCTCGCTCGCGGAAATCGGCCTCCAGTTCACGGCATAAAGCCCATCCAAAATTAAAACGACTTCTAAAGCGTGGCGGTTACTGGCGACTGCTTGAGGATCGTGATTGGCGTTGGTTGTATGCGGCTTATAAGAAGGGTGCGTTTAAGGAAACCCCTGAAGACCTATCTCCCGATGAATTCATCTTTCACTCACTGGAAGCGTTTGATGGAATTGATCGCATTTATCTCGCAGTCGGCAAAACGAGAAAAGGCGAGATCCCCGTGGGTGTTTCACGGGTAAATGAAAACGGACATTTATTAGAGGTCCATGCCGAATGGTTTCCCTGGGCCTCAGACAGAAACATCATGGAATCGACTGCTCGTTTCCTTGAAGAACATCGAAAACAATTCAACATCATCATGCCAACACTTAAACAATATCAAGCCAATCTCGCTTATCACGGAAGGTTGGGTTTGGTTCGTTCTGTAGGAAAAATTGAAAGGTATTTTCCAGATGGAGAAACAGCTTATGTGTTCCAAACAACGAGGACTTAACTGATGCCTTGGGTTATTCCTGCAATGATGGTGGGTGGTACTGTTGCCGGTATGTACCAGGGTGAACGCGGCAAAGATGTGCTGAAGGCTGGACAGAAAAGGACAGGAGGCTATATGCACCCTGGACTGATGCCTGGGTCAAAGACGCCCATGACCTACAAGACCCCCGGTGGGAATTTCAGTTATTCCGGCGGCAATGTGAGAGCCGCAGCTTCTCCCTTTCGTAAATACCTCAAGCGAGATTATGACGACACTCGCGGGATGATGAGTAGAACGAGAGAGCTTGGGCAGTCTGTTGCACCTGGAATGAGTCAGGTGAGAGCCGCCAGAGAACGTGCGGTTCAAAATGCAATCGCACGACGCAGAGGAAATCTTCAAGCGCAGATGCAGCAAAGGAACATGCAGGGCAGTGCGTTCGATCATGCGGGTCGAAACATGCTGGCGATGGATGAAGCCGACATGATGGGTCAAGCGGGAGCGCAGTCCTTTCTTGATGAATACGACATGAGCATGAAAAACATCGCGCAAGAAGCCGCATTAGGCCAGCAAGCCACAGCACAAATCGCAAAAGGTTTGGAATATGACCTTAATTTTATGAATACGATTTTTAAGGGAACCAGGGATGTTCAGGACTACATCGCCAACATGAACCAGATCATGTCTGGTAACGCGAATGCAATGGCTGAACTCAGAAGCGCACAGGCGCAGGGTTACGGTCAGTTAGCTGGTGTTGCAATGGGCAAGATGCCTGACTACAAAGTATAGGACAGAGATCAATCAATGGCTAGATTTGGAAGTTTTGGTTCAGGAATGGCCCAAGGTTACTTAGAACAAAGTGCCTTAAATCAGAAAAGAGACGCAGCAGCGGCAGAGGCAAAGTATCGGCAAGCCACTTTGGATGCTTCCGCTCTTACGCAGCGGATTGACCTAACCAAAATCGCACTCGACGAAAATGCGGAATTGATAACTCGCGCTCAAGATTATGCTCGTCAACACCAAAATAACGCAGAGATAGCACAAAACGCAGAAACCGCTATTGATGGTTTAGTCCAGCAGCGTCAAGTTCTGTACAAACAACTTCAACAAATGGGCGGGTTGCCAGATACGGGTGCTGATCCCCGAGCCGCTGCGTTGGGTTCAACACCTACTGCACAGGACACCACTACCATTGGTCGGCATACTGTGGGAAAGCTGGAGGGTAATGTAATAAGCACGGCACCTTTCGATGATGAGTCCGCATGGAAAGTACAAGAAGGTGCCGATGGAAACTTGTATCGAGTGAATCCCGTCACCGACCAGAGTGAGTTACTACAACCAATCGAACAAGCCGCAGATATTTCTGCGTCAAACGCAGTTCTCAAAGTCGATAAGAACAATGGCGTGACTGAAACATGGATTCACAGTTCTGTGATGCCGAAAGATCACGGTCAGCCGGTTAATCCTATGGGTTATGTTGTAGCGGCTGAAGGTGGTCCCGCACAAAGCATCCTGAAGGGTTCGCTATTTAATCCCAACCCGCCGATGGGTCCAGACGGCAAACCGATGCCAAACATCATTCCGGTTGATAGGAATTCACTGACTCTTGCCCAACTGGAAGAATATAAAGACAGCGGGTACTTCTGGGTCCAAGACCCCACCTTAGATAAAGAGGCGGGTGGCATATCCGGTGCTGAAGCAGCAGCCGGTTTAGCTGAAGGCACTACGGGTCAGCGGTTTGATACAACAGAAAGCTATACCAAGAATGTTGTCGAGGGTGCGATGACTAAGCAGTTGTTCAAACTGTTGCACAGGGGCGGAGAAAGTGCTGTTGGGTTGCCTGGGTTTCTGCAAGAGCATATTGGTGGAGCGTTGGGCGGTATGTTTGCACCGATTGGGATGGATGGAGAAGCGGGATTTAACGAGCTTATTAACTTCTTCACTGGCGGCGAGTTGACTAAGGATGAGGTTAATCGCATTCGCACACAATTCAGGGAAATGATTACTCCCGCAGTCAAAGTCTACACGGGTGAACAGAGTGGGCGCATTACTGAAGCGGAGCGTGAGTTAGGCTATAGGACGCTGGCGGCGACTAAGGCTATGCGATCCGTCACTCAAGCAAGACAGGCGTTGCTAGGAATTCTCACATTGCAAGAGTCGGAGCAGATGCGGATTCGCGCGCTACTTGGGCAAGAACAACTTCACGATCTGCGTAATTTTGAGCAATTTTCAGACTTTGCTAACAAACTTTATAACGATCTTGGTGGTGAGCCTGGAAGTGAAAACGATGCGGTAGTAAGGGCGGCGGTTACTCAAATAATGGAGAACTTACGGACCGTTCAGGAAGCAATCATAGATGGTATTAAACCCGGTGGCGTTTTGACTGATCGAAAATGGGCGCAAAGCAAGGCGGCGAATTAGTGGCAACACCTCAAAAACAAACCCCTGATTGGAGTCAAGCGTTTAACCGTAGCAGTCAAGCCAGGAAACCGGTTACTCACCGACCCGATTGGAGCAACGCTTTTGCTCAAGATGGATTAGAACGTGTAATCCGAGGCGATAGGCCGAGGCATGAGTTGGGTCCAGTAGATCGGGTCGAGATGGGCCTAGATGTTGATGAACCGGTGAGTGATGTTAGTTCCGAATCAGGGTTGGGTGAGTTGGGATTGCGGTTCAAGATGTCTACTGCCAACAACCTAAAGGAAATGTGGAACGAGTTCACCAACGAATACCCAACGGGTGACGTTGTTCTTAAAAAGTTTCCAGGCAGTGAGCGACCTGTGCTTGCATTTCGTAGAACACCTAATGAGCCGTGGGCAAAACTCGATGATGACAGTAAATGGGATTCCGAAATCCTTGCTGATATTTTCGATTTTATTGGTCAAGATATCGGCGCATTAGCGGGGGAAATCGGTTTTTCCATAATTGGAGCAAAAGGTGCAACGTTGCCGAAGTTATTGGCTAAAGTCGGATCAGGTGCTTTTGCGGGGGATTTGAGTCAGCAAGCGATTCAAGAAGCGCGAGGAATCAATGAACAAGGTACAGGGGAACAAGTAAGACAAGCAGCGGGGAAAGCGGCTGTTTCAACGGCTGCAACGGGTGTTATGGAACCTGTAATTCGGCACGGTGGTAAGTTGCTTAGACGAGGACCGCAGTTTGAGTTCACAAAGGGCGGGAGGTCGATGATTACAACCGCTAAGAGGTTGGGTCTACCGGAACCACCCACGCATATCCTGTCTAACCACCCTTGGTTACAGCGCATTGGTCGCCAATCGGCGGCATTGGCCCCAATCATACGTCGTCACCTTGACGCAACGCATCAGCGGTCAATGGAGATACTTAAAGGTTTATCAGAGGGTGGTACTGGACACGCTAATTTGCCTGGGCAGTTATTAAGAGCAAATAAGGTTTACCGAAACAAATTATTACGCAATGTAGAGACTGATCTTGGTTTTCCGGTAACACGCTTTGCTACGGGCGAAAAGTCTGGTGTTGAAACTGTTGCTGGCGGTTTGAAAACATCTTTTGATGAGTGGGCGGGACTTAATAAAGCAACGGCTGATTCCCTTTACGCCAAAGCTAGGGAACTTGGAGAACCGAAATATAACTACGATGCGCTGCGTACAAAGATCGTTAAGGCGTTGGAGAGAAATAAAGGGGCGATTGCTGAAACGACGGAGGAAGTTCCTGATGTTGGTCTAGTATTAGGGCCAGATGGAGTACCCATCACGTCTGGTACGAAAACTGTACAAGAAGAAATGAAAGTCGGGTCGGGTGCGCTTGATCCTCATGTCAAAGAGATATATGAAAACCTCGCCCGTTTAACAAACATAAAAACCAGACCAAGCACAGGTGCTACCGCAACGGAGCAGCTTCAAAAGTGGGCTTCCGAATTAGCCCCCTATATGCTGTCAGATTACGCAAGGCATGGTATTTCAAAGCAGAGTCATGCACTTGCAACGGCTGGTTTTGCGGCGATAAAAGATACGTTGGGACAGGTTAAGAATACCGACCCCAAGTTTCTAGCAGCGTGGAAAAAGGCTAATGCGGTTTGGTCTGATCGCATGGATGTATTGAAGGCGACTGCTGATGCAAGAATGTCCAAGGATTTGATTAGTTATGTCAGAAGTGCGTACAAGGGACAAGCAACGCAGAAACTTCGTGACATCAAAGCAAACCTAACCCCCGGTGGATGGGTAAAGGTTAAGCAAGGATACATCCATGACTTAGTTTCCCCTGGCAACATCGATAACTTATCCAAGACGCTGAAAGATATGCCAGCGGAATTTCGCAGAGAAATGTTCCCGCATGGTGAAGATAAGGTGCTGCGAAAGTTCGGCGAACAATGGGATGAGATAAATCGGCTCAATGTAAAAGGCCGGTTAGAGCGGCAGAATAAATTTACCGCGATTGCTAACGAACTTGTAAATGAGCCTTCGTCTGCCCAATTAAAAACATTAGGGAAGCTGGTTAAGAAAGCTGGTGGCCTAGATTCTGCGTTAGGAAGAAACCTTCGCTCCGGTGTTATTGACAACATTTACCGTCGCTCCACTGTTATGAATGAGCAGGGAGTTGACGTTATTCAACCAGAGCGACTGCTTGAAGTTGTCAAGGAAATGAGAATTTCCGGTGCTATGCGGTTCCTCAAAAGGCAAGACATGGAAATAATCGAGCGATTGTCTCGGTTTGAGAAAGCACTGGCGCAAGGATCAAACGACATGGGTACGTCAATGCAAGCCGCTAGTGTATCGGCTCAGTTAGGTCGATTGAATCCTGATGCCATTTTGTCTGTTGCAAGGGCGATTGGTTGGGGAAAACTTCTCACCTCGCCAACAGGTCGAAAGGTTCTCATGTCAACAGTTGATGGAAAAACCACTGGAACTAAAAACATAGCGATGCTGGCTGGTGTTCTCGCCACCGTTGCTAAAGAGGATAAAGCTGCTTCTGAGCGGGACTTGAAACGGGGTCGATTGAATACAGATTTGATTCCCATTTACAACGCATTTGAAAACGGACTTCAATAGATATGCCACTTTACACCCCACCAACTCTCTCAGGATATAACAGCAGCCCACCTCCTGATGACGGGACTACGGTAACTGCCAACCAAGTTACCTGGGCAAAACACAAAGATAAACTTGGCGACCCTCTGAAAACCTTCACGGAGTCGATGAACACCAACCTGACTTCGACGTTTAACGGGTTGGAAACCAAAGTTGTGGACGGCACACGATTCCCCGCTTTCGGTGTTCACAACGGAGGAAAGAATGTTGCAAGTGGTGCGTGGGTGGCGATGACCCCAAATGTTGAAGAATTCGACACGAACAGCAATTACGACAACACGACCTACCGGTTCACTCCCACTAAGGTCGGTTACTACTGGCTCTACGCTAGGACAACATTCAACACCAATGGTGCAGAGACAGGCGCGGCAGTTGCGATCTTCAAAAACGGTTCCATCTACAGCGGATCAAATTCCTATGTAAAAAATAAGGGACCGGACGGATCGACGCTTGCCATCGCTTGTGGAACTTTAGTCTATGCGAATGGAACGACTGATTATTTTGAGGGATATCTGAATGCGGTTGACGCAGCGATTGATTTTGGTGCCTACGAGTTCATGGGGGCGCGACTCGTATGATT